TGGCTTGCAAAACAAGCTGCAAACTCTGCCCGCACTTGGTCATCAGTCAGGCAGTTACGTTTGCCGACGATACTTTGACCATCAACATCCCTGCTGGCGCATACCAGAACGGAGAGAAGTATTGTATCGTGGTCGCTCAGAGCTTGCCTGACACGACCACCATCAACGCCCCTGTGGTCATTACCATCGGCGCTGGCACGACCGCATACCCTCTGACTGACTGCAACTGCGCTCAGGCGACCGCTGAGAGCATCCACACCCGCACCCGCTACGCTACCCGTGTGGCAACGTCTGCAACCGGCACCGGCACGTTCAAGTATCTTGGTTGCTTCTGCCGCTCCCACGCTGGTGCACCTGCGTCCATTTCTTGAGGAGGTATAGATTATGGGCAAGACTAATTTTCGCCGCATGATGATGCTCCGTGACCACGACAAAAACCGTGAGCCGGAACGTGACCGCCTTGAGGAAGAGCGTGACCGCAGGGAGCGTGAGCTGGAACGCCGTCTGCGTAAGCTGGAAGACGGCAACGACCGCTATCCTTACTATCCGCAGGAGGAGAACCGCTACATCGACCCCTACCCTATCCCCCGCTACCCTGACGTAGAGAATGGGCGCAGAATGCCGCAAATCGGCTTCTCGCAGAACGGAGACTGGGACAAGCGGTCTGGACAGTATGAGCATGGCAGTGCTGACAGCCGTTCCATCAAGATGCCACGCAAGCACCTCACCCACGATGAAGCGGAGGAATGGTGCGATAGCATGGTCAACGCTGACGGCACGAAGGGCTGTCACTGGACGCTGGAACAGACACAGGATGTTGCCAAACAGCGCAATATCACCTGTGACCCGAACGATTTCTGGGCTGTTATGAACATGATGTACTCGGATTATTGTCAGGTCGCAAAGCGCCAGTCCGTTGACACTCCGGGCTTCTACGCTGACATGGCAAAGGCGTTCCTTGATGACACTGATGCTGTGGACGGCAAGGCGTATCTCTACTGGGATTGCATTGCTGATAAGTAAAACAGAACCCCTGTGTAGTCGTTAAAAACTACACAGGGGGATTTTTCTATACGTTAAATCTCAGCTTTTATCGGATGACGCGACGTTTTGCCGCATTGAATTCAAGCACCATCTTCTTGTACTCTGCATAGCAATCTGGACAAAGGTCGCCTGTATCTTTCCTCCAGCCCCATCCATGAAGCAGAACTCTATTTGTGTCGTCTATATGAACAGCGAACCCGCAACGGTCGCATTCTGTTTGCATATATCTACCATTCGCTTTTTTCATTACGAACCCTCCTAAATCTTAGCTTTTATCGGCTGAGTAATTCTTTAATATACAGCGTTTCAAATTTACACAGGATTTCTTTTATTCCCAAAGCGTTGATTTTGACCTCATGTCAAACAAATCTTGCGGGGTAATTACAAGGCTCTTGTCGAGTTCTACCACACTGATAATGGAAAACTTGCCGGGGACCTCTCGCTCGATTCTTGCTTTTGCTTCTTCCTTGCTGTTTGCAAACAAGACGAACGGAGCTTGAAAGTGTCTGCATTTTTTGTCATCATCGTACTGGATTTTGACCCAATAAAAGTTTTCGCTCCCTACTTCTTTCGGTGTTAAGTATTTTTTGACACTTGAGACATCGTAAGTGCAATACCCGATACACTGCGAGTTTCCGTATTTTTCCATAAAGTTGTCATTCCCAATACGAGTTGCCAAAACCATGTGAACGTCTTTCCAACCAACACGGTCATCATTGACCGGTTTATCGTCCATAACAATATCATCAGGGTCTATCACTTTCTTGCCAACCGCCAAATTCCAATTATTTGCAATATAATGTGTCATCTGATACCAGTTGTCAAATGTTTTTACTTCTTTCATGGCATCTTCCAAAGAACCACGATGTGGTCTATAAACAATCATACGTCAATCCTCCTAGAACTCAGCTTTTATTGTTGCTCTGCATAACTACAGAAATCATCAGGTTTTGTATACGCAGGGCTGGAATCATCTAACGTGAAGTGAGCACAACTACACAGTTCTCCTTGTTTGTCCCATGTGTTCCATAAATAACAGTTCTTACACCGAATGACCGCAACGGTATCTACAGAAGGAGCTTGTTCCTCTTTGCTTCTGTGCTTGTGTGGCTTGTATGTGCGCATAATCTCTTCACCCTCATTCTCTATATAGAAATACAGTCCACGCACTTCTTCTCAACGGGTTCGCAACCGCAATCACTCCATCGCCTTTTCCAGAGAAGTAGTTACATCACCAAAATCAAAGTCCAGAGCACCAATCATATCGTCCAGAGCATCCACAGCATCAGACAGATTCGTGCAAGCATCATCCGCTTTGTCATACCGCTCACTGCCTTGTAGGTTCTCAGGCATATTGTCACGATACTCTTCTTCTTCCCACTGGATGTCCTTAACATCGGATTTTACACTTTCGACCTCTGCCACAAGCTCTTCCAGCTTTTCACGGATGGAATCAAAACGGTCAATGGTCTGCTTAATGGCTTTTCTACGAGTGTTATTCATCTTCAGATTTCCTCTCAATCTACGATACCGAGCTTGCAAATGTTCTTCGGATCAGTTGTGTAGCCAAATGTCAATGTGTTAATCCATTTTCTTTCCATTTTTCTTTTACACTTAAATCTTGCCCTTTATTCCTCCAAGAAATCTTCCAGTTCAATCTTCCCATCTGCCGCCGCAGCAGCCAGAGCGTACACAAACTGCCCGATGGTCATTCCGTGCCGTCTGGCTTCACGGTTGATGTACTTGCGTTCCTCCTCGCTCATAAGGATGGTAATGCGCTTAGACCGCTTGCCGTCACCGCTTGCAACGCCCTGATGCGATTCCGGCATCGGGATTTTTTTCTTTGTCAAGCCAGCTTCAGCCAGTGCGCCGGGAATATTGCCCTGTTCAATCAAACGCTGCACTTCTTTTGCCTGTTTCAGCTTCTTCGGCTTATCTTCGCCTAACATGGCATCATTCGGCTGACTTTTGCTGTCTTTGGCTTGCTTCGGCTTAATACCGCTTAATTCAGCTTCACTTGGCTGTGCATGGCTGTCTGTGGCATCACTGGGCTTAATCGGTGCTTGTTCGGCATTATTCGGCTTTGTTTGGCTTACTTCTTCTTCCTTTGGCTCACTTCGGCTTAATGTCTGTTCCGAAAAAATAGGTTGGAAATCAAATCCGCCAAGCAAACCTGTGGATTTTTTGCTGGTTGATTTCATTTTTCTTCCTCCTTCGGCGGCAGCGGCATCCAGCCCACAACAGGGCGGTCTATCTTGTTATTGTAAACCTCGTCAGGGTTAAAATGGCGGTATTCCCACCATCCTTTCGGGATTTTGTAGTCGTCCCGCTCTTCGTCGTATGTTCCCCAATCGGGAAGGTCTTCCCAATACCATTTGCTATCTTGTAAAAAAATGCTCCCATCTTCGTAGTGCGCTGTCGTAATACCGTATCCGTCAATATCGTTGCTGTACAAAATCAGCACTTCGGTTTCCACCTTGGGCGGGTCTGTTTCGGGATTTCGCCACTCAAAAAACGCTTCATAAATCGGATCAGATGGAACATCTTTCAGCAGCGAATCTGCAAGACCTATCAGCATTTCGGCACACGCTTCTTCGATTGCGCCCTTTATAAAATCTTCTGCATTGTCGGACATCATGAGCTTTTCGGCGTCATCTTTGCGCTTCTGGCCGGTGCCTTTCCAACTTTCTGCAACTTTTTCCGCATCAATCAGTCTCATTTCTTTTTTCCTCCGCAATCATCTTTGCCAACGCCTTGAAATCCTCTGCGCTGGTGCTCTTTGCCGTGTCACCGCTAAACAGGCTGTGCCGCTCTGCTTGTGCCTTACGAACGCCCATAGCCGCTCTAATCTTCACGTCCAGCAGCCTTGTTCCCATTCTTTGTGCAATCACAGGGAGCTGCTCTACAACCTCTTTGGACAGGTTCTCACGGCTCTTGTATTGGTTCAGAAGCAGACCTTCAATCTTCAAAGTCGGATTGAA